TTTCGCGAAGGATTGCTGCTGGCATGACCGTCAATCAAATGAGGGGCCGCTGGTGGCCGTATCACAGCAAAGATAGTATCACCGAAAATCAGGCTGATTTCAAGCCCTCACGCGCTTAGTGCTGCCGCCAGTTTTGCCGCGCGCAATGCCTTCGCCAGCTCGTCACCTTTCGACCCGGGCGTGACCGTTTCGGCCCATGCCCAGACCGCGTCTGCAATCTGATCAATGACCGCGCCTGATATGCCGCCGCCGCCCGCCGCGTTGAGCAGATCGCCCATTGTGCCGGGGCTGTTGTTTTGCGCCGCAAGAGAGCCCCACACCGCAGCGGCAAGCCCTTCTGGAGAGAGAGCAGGAGCGCCACCCCAAGAGCCTTCCAGCTTAAGATTGCCACGCATGGACGCCATCCCCGAAAGGCCAAACGCGCCCGTGCCATCGATCGGCACAATCAAGGAAAGCCCGGCTGCACCCGTAAAGGAGAGCGCACCGGAACCAGCAAGGCCGATGGTCAGCGCCAGCCCGCCCGCACCCGTGATTGTCAAGGCCCCGTTGCCGCCAAGTGCGACGGTCAAGGACAGCCCGCCAGCGCCAGTGATCGTCATTGCCGCCGTGCCGTCCATAGGACCGCCTGCGATTGCATTGCCCGCGCCCGTGATGCCTAATTGGGCCTGCCACGAGGACATGCCCCCAGCCTTGATCGGCAAGAGCCACGCCCCACCGGCGCTGTATCCGTCAGGCATTGCGCTTGTCTGTACAATCGTCTCGGCGGTATGCGTGACGCCCTTAGCAACAGGGGCAAGTTGCGTCCGCTGCGGTAGGCCGATATAGCCGTAATTCAGAAAGCCAGATGAGCTAAGAGAGCCTGCCGGATATTGCATTAGCCCCAAACCTTTTCCGCGTGACCAAAGAACGTAGAGGAAGCAGCCGTTGCAGCACCCGCCGTGTAAATCCAAACCAAGCAAGCGCCGTCTTTGATGACAGGCATTGAGGGGAACTGGTTCACGAAATCTTTCTCGTGATACAGCGCGTTGACCCCTAGCGTGATGGTTGCGATTGGTTTCGCGATGCAAAGCGCAAAGGTGCCTGTGTTTGCCGCTGACATCGTGACGGTCTGGACGCTGCGCACGCCGCTGTCACCGCCGCCCATTGGCAAGAATGGGCCGTAGTTGTTTGCCGCCACGCCGCTGTGCGATACATGCCCGACGATTGCGCTTGCGGTCATTGATGTGGTTGCGGCCAAAGCCCGGCCCGCCGTTCCCGCTTGGTTGGTATAGCTTAGCGCGATGTTTTGCGCCGTAGCGCCCGCCGTCGCAGTCTGGACCTGATACATGCGCAAGCCGTCTCCGTTGGTATAGCGCATGGTTGGTGTGCCAGTCAGCGTTTGCGCCGCCGTGGTGTTGTTGCTGATGCCGGGATAGTAGCCCTGCAAATCGACCAACGTCAGAGTTCCGGGAACACCCGTTGTTGAGGTTGTCTGCGCCCCGAGCGTCAGCAAGTGCTTGATGTCAGGCGTTACGTTTCCGCCCGTTTGCAGGCCGAAAATCTGCGTCCCGTTGCCCGCAGCCTCATTGCAAGCCGTCCAAGCCAGCGCCGTCCCCGCCCAAGCGTTTGCAGTCGGGTATCCAGTCAGCGACGAAAAGTCATAGGTCCGGCCCAAGGTATAGCCCAGCGCCGTGATTTTGTTCCAGTCTGTTCGGATGGATTTACCAGCCGAGATAGCGGCCTTTAGGTTGTCAGTCGATTGAATAGCCATGGTTATCCCCAAACAAAAGTTGCATTGCCGTGCATACTGATCGACCGCGCGCCGCCGTTGGACATGAAAAACATGCCAAGCCAAGCGCCATCTTTCACCGCAGGCAAGATAGCGGCGTTTTGCGTCATAAACGATTTGCTGGCAATAACCGAAGCCTGCGCGCCAACAAGGTTGCGGCTGGCAAAGTTGCCAAGAGGCTTGCACATGTAAATCGCCCAAAGCCCGCCCGGTGCCGCAGAGAACTGCACGGAATTGATCGACCGCACCCCACGATCTGCGCTTTCAAGGCGGCAATAGATCGGCCCAGCGCCGCCGCCTGCAACGGTCGTATAACAAACGCGGTTTACCCCGAATGCCGTGGCGTTCCACGTTTGCGTTCTGGCCACCCCGTCAGAATTGGTGTATTCGACAACCATATCCGCAGCCACGAGCGAAGGCGCAACGTGATTGACAAGCACCGGGAACACCCCCGCGCCGTCAGCATACCGAGGGAAGCCGAGCGTGTTGTCCATCGCCTGTAGGTCTGTGCTGTCGCCGTCAATAAGCGGATAGACCCCGACAATATCGTAAAGGTGAAACTCAACGTTGAGCTGGCTTATCCCCGTAGGAAGCGCGCCGACCTCAATTTCAAGCAATCGCCGGTCAAGGCCGGGGGCTGGGGGAAAGTAGATCGCATCATTCCCCACAGCGACCATTGGCTTGAAGGCCGTGGCGTTTCCAATTCGCGCGTCATAGGCTGGCTGCCCAGACGCGAAAGACCAGTCGTGCCAGACGCTATCTGTGCCGCCGCCCACGTTCTTGACGAACCGCTGCACATGCACACGGCCCGCGTCGATAGCGTCAACAATGTCTTTGACGCTGCGGATCATTAATCAGCCGTGCCAGTCAGCGCGCCGCTGTTGAAGAGTGGGGTGATGCCAGCAGAGATAGCCCGCGAAGCAGACAGCGCGCCGCGATATAGAATGGCCGTCGCGCCAGAAGTTGCCACACCCACCGAGAAATAAGTCACCGTGGCCGAGCCTGCCGTGCACTCGCCGAATTGCACCGCGGCCGTGTTCGACACTTGGTTGCCTGCAACCGTAAAGCCGCCAGCAGATCGGGCGACCGAAACGCGCGCATAGCCCGTATACGCCGCCTCTGAGGTGCTTTGGTTGCCAGTCTCGCCGGGGTCTGCCGTATGAAGCGCTATGAACAGGTTCCCCGCAGCCACAGAAGGCTGCAGGCCGCCCGCGTCGCCAATTCCGGCCCACGCGGTATTGTTGAACAACAGCGAAAGAAGCGCCGTTTCTGATGCGTTTGATAAGCTCATTTTGCGCCCCTTTAGCTATAGCTGATCGCGGTCAGATCGCCGCTCGTGTATGACAAAGACTTTATCAGATTTATCCCCGAAGGCAAAGCCCCCGACAGCGTGACCGTAGACAGCCCATCAGGACCGTATGCAAAAGACTTAACGACCCCGTTGGCGTATGTGATCTGGGATAGATCGCCGCCTGAATAGGAAAAGGCAGCGCCCGAGGCGTCAAGGTTTGCAGCGACAGTCTCAAAGCTTGCGACCCCGTACCCGGCCAGCGTCGTGGGGGTTCCCGTGACGATAGACCATGCAATCGACGTTGGCGCGGTGCTTAGGTTGCCCGGCCCAAGGATTGACGACCCGTTTATCGTCTTGATATTGACGCCGGAAACAAGCGTCTCCTGCTTGTCGTCAAACTCATCTAGCCCGTCGAAAAGGTCTTCAAACGCCCGGATTGCCTCGGGAATGTTGTTCGCAACCTTTGCAATGACGCTGCGCGGAAGCCTTAATTTAGGCATTGAGCGTCTCCATCGTCGCCTCGAGCCGAGCGAACGAAAGCATGGCCCGGCTGTCACCCTCAAACCGTTGCGCGCGCCAGTTGCGCATTGAGCCTTGGCGACGCCAGACAAGCCTGCGCATACGGTTGCCGGTCATGCCCGCTTCGATGTATTTGGGCTGCGACCAGATTTTTCCATCGTCGCTATAGCTTGTGCTGATCTTGGCCTCGTCGCCAAAGGCCGAGTTGCCGGGAAGCGCGATCAATTCCAGCTCGTGAATGGTCACGCCCTTGCCCGCGTTGTGAATGATCGGGGTCGTAAAGCGCCATGTGGTTAGCTCGCCGTAATGGCTGGCGATGGTGTCGCTCAGGTAGCCATAGGCCGTTGAGTAAGGGTCGCCCACGCTCCAGCGCTCGTTGCACCAGACCATACCGCGCGCGCGATACCCCGCGCCGCCGTCACCAGAGGCCAGCACAAACCAGACAGGTTGCTGCGCCGCCGCTGATCCGTTTTGGTCATAGACGATAGTTTGATCTGGCAGGTGAATATAGAGGAAATCATGCCCCCGATCCGTCCGGCTTTCCATAACCGCGCCAGCCAGGACCGTTTCGGGGTAAGACTTGATCACATCATCAATTTCGCGGGTGCTGATCTTGGCCGACTGCCCCGATGCCCCCACCCAAACAGCGCAAGGCTCGTTGAACCCGCCGCCGAGAAAGGCGATCTCGTCCGCAAACTGGCAGCAAGCCCGCGAGCCAATGACGCCCTTTTGGATTTGCGCGCCCTCGATGCGTTGAAACGGGAACCCAGCCCCCCCGACGTTGCGGAAAACCTCGACTGTAAAGCGGTTCAGCGCCACGACCTCGTTTCTGATCTTGTGCAGCGCGACCACTGGGTCCGGATTAATCTCAGAGGCCCCATATTTCAGCGGATCAACCGCAAAGGGGTTGTTCAGCTCCGTCACCACCAAAAATTCGCCGTCAGTCGATACGAAGTAGCCGTCGATCCAGATCACATCAAGCGAGGCCCCTAGGTCGGGGTCTGTCACCTCGGCCAATGTCGCGCCGTTGTAAAGGAACAGCCGATTGCCGCCGTTGATCGCCAGATAGTCAAACGAGTTGTCAAACGTCACGGGGTTAGCCCCCGGCAATGTATCCGATATCAATGGCCGAGCCATTCGCGGCAATACGGACAAGGCGCTCACCCATAACCCGGTAAACTTGCCCATTCCATGCCACGCCGCCGCGATCAAAGCCGGGGCCGACCCCTTGCGAAACGATGCCATCCGCTGGCCGCAGGTAGCCCTCGCTGATGCCCGTCACCTTGGGCACCGGAATGAGGTTCAACGGGTAAGCCGTGCTAAAATCGGCCCCCCGCGTTGAAATTCCGCTGATGATAGGAATGGCTGTCATTTACCCCACTCGGAACCAAGCACTTAGCACAGCGTCATAGGTCATCGTGAAGAAAGCGTTTGCCGCCAAGGTTGCAGGCGCGCCGGTAACAGTTGTCCCAGCGCCCGCGACGGTCAAGGTGGTGACGGCCTGTGTGCAGCTTACCTGCACCCGCTGGCCAGCCGTGCGCGACGTTGGCAGCGTGATCGTGCCCGCCGCAAAGCCAGCCGTTGGCGTCAGGATGAGCCACGTGTCGCCCGCATTGACCGTTACGCTAAAAGCCGTGGCCGAGGGGGCCGCATACTGCGCAGCAAATGGCGCTTGGGTTGCTGGCGCTGCCGATGCAATGAACGTGCGCATGACGCTCTCAGGGACGCGCCGCGTGTCTTGGTTGTCGCCCGACCAAATGGCAAAGCTATCGCCCGGCGAGACCGCCGAGGCCGCCGAAAGTGACCCGATGTTGCTCATTCTAGCCCTATCCCTAAATTGCCATCTGGCCCGGTTTCAATCAATGATGCAGCGCCGCGCAGGCGTGGGTAACGGTAGCCCGACCCTCCATAGCCCGTTGGCGTGATTTCCGTCGGCATGATCATCTTTGCCATGAGGACGTTATAAGCTGATTTCTGCGCGGCCTTTGTTTCGGGCGCAGGGGTCTTGCCAAGCGAGGGGGCAAGCCGGACAGCGAGGGTCAGAAACAGCGCATTGACCGCCCAATCAGGGACGCCGGTCTGTGCCGCGATATCATCGCCTGAATTGTATGAAACCCGGATGCCGTGGATATTCCACTCAGCCATCAACAGGTCAAGAATGCGCAGGCCGGTTTGCATCTCCTCAGGGGAAACGTCGAACTCATAGGACGCAATCCCGAGTTCCTCATATGCCTGTTTGATAACTTGCTTTTTCGTCCACATGTCGCGCCCCTCAAGGAAGTGGAAGGGGGCCGAAGCCCCCCGCCGATACTATGGTTGCGAGAACATAACGATCCCGGACATTTCCGGCTGCTTGTTCACCACACCGAACAGAACGTCCATCCGGTAGCGGGTCAGCAAGTTGGTGATACCCGCCTGCTTGGACATGCTGACCGTGATGCCGTTGTCAGTCGTGGCCGACATGGTGGCCATGCCCGCGTCACTTGGGATTGCCAGCTTGCCGGGCAGGATTTCCAGCGCGTCGCGGTGCCAGAACGGGTTCATGGCTGCGGTCGCGGTGTTCAAGAAAGTGATCGTCGCGCCGTTTGCAGGCACTGCCGACACGTTCTTATACTGCTGTTCCGCCACGGTTGGCGCGCTGTCTGCCGAGATAATGGCGGGGCTGATCCGGATCGTGTTCGCACCCGCAGTGCCGCCGCCGGTCAGGACCGCGATGATGCGGAACGTCTTGAGCTGGCCTGTGGGCTGCTTGGTGATCAGATGGACGCTTTCAACACCGGGGATGGTGAAGCTGTCGCCCGCCTTGATGCCGCCTGCCGCGCCAACAGTCACCGAGAGCGTTTGGTAACGGTTGTCAACGTTGGCGACTTCGCCCGTACCCGCCGTGGAGGTGGCGCGCGGAACATAGCGCTGGTTAGCGCCGTTGATCGTGACGCCAGCACCGGGCACCGCAACGTTTTGGCGCAAGGCATAGTCCATCTTGAAGCTGTCAAAGCCCGCGATGTTGCCGATATAGGCCTTGTCGTATGCACTCAGCACTTTGCCAACAACGTTTTGACGCGCGGCAAGGTTGCCCGCCATTGCGTTGTAATCGCGGGTGGCAAACGCAGCCGAACGGTCGCCCATTGGCACGCCAATTTCGTTCATTGCAGCGTCAGCAGCGGCAATATCGTCAAAGCCCGAAGCCGCCGCGGTCCGCTTAACAACCAAAGTGCCTTGCAGCGAAGCAACGTTCAGCAAAGCGACGTTGATATCCGAGGTCAGCTTTTGCTTTGCAGCATCGCCGAGACGGCCTTCCTGCAACTGGTCGCGCAGTTCCTTCGCGTCAAGCTGCCAAGGCGAGTTTTTCGAGAAGCCGAGGGTCGCGGGGACCGAAAGCTGGGTCTGGTCCGCAAAGTTTGCGGTCGTGTCCAAGCCGTCAAACGAGCGGGCGATGTAAGGCATCGGACGCCAGATGATATCAGACGCGCGCTCCATGGCTTGACCATTGGTCGAATATGTCCGGTAGGTCGAAACGTGGTTGCTCAGAACCAGCGCGTCTTGAAAGCCCTCGATCATCTGATCAAAGGCGACCTTTTCTTCTTTGGAAAATGCGTTAGGCATTTGAAGCTCCTATGGTGTGAGATTGCTATTCGTTCTCGCGCCATAGCGGGGCACGGGGCCGCATATCTCACCCTTAGAGGCGGGCGGTGCCTGTCTCGCCTTAACGGAAGCGGGCCGATGCAGACACTTTGCCACATCGGCCAGCAAAACACAAGTCAGCCGCGCATCAGCTTTTTCAAGCGGATAACTTCGCTGCGGTCGCCGGTCTTTTCTGCCAGCTTTTCCGCAGCATCAACGCGCGCTTGGCTGATTGCAATGGGCGAACCGCTGCCGCCGTTGATACGGGCCTCTGGGGCCGGGGGGGCTTTGCGTTCCACCTTGATCTTTCCTTTCAATTCAGCAACCCGCACCGTGAACAGTGCAAGATCGGTTTCGGCCGCAAGTTCGGCCATCAGCTTTGGATTGCGGCCAATCGCGTAAATCATCTGCTCAGCGCCGGGGATGGCGTGATAGATCAGCGCCACCTGATTGGCCGTCAAGCCGTCTTTGACAATCGCCTCGACATCATCGAAGTCAGACGCCAGCGCCTTGCCTGCCGTGCGGGCCTTCGCCTGCTTTTCGTCAAACCTCTGCTGGATTTCAAGCCCGCGCGATTGCTGGGCTTTCGCCTCGGCCTTGCGGGTTGCTTCACGCTCGGCCCACGCCACGACCGCATCAGCGTGTGCGGCCTCATCCCATTGGTGATCGCGAAGCTCTGGGCGCGGGTCAGCTTTTGGCTCAGCCGCAGCCTCGATCGGCATCTTTGCCTTGAGCTCGCGCAGCTGGCGCTCCCGATCCTTTAGCGCCTCACGAAGCTGCCGCACCGCGTTTGTGGGGGCTTCCTCTTGCTCAGGCTCGGGGTCGACCCCTTCAATGGTGATCGTGATTTCGTCCTCGACCTGCTCAGGCTCCGGCGCTTCGACCTCGGCGGCCTGATCTTCGATCACGGGCTCAATTTCGGCCTGTTCCTCAACCATTGTTTATCATCCCCTGTTGAATTGCGTTGACGCCCTCGATAGCCGCCTTCTGTTGGCTGATCGGTATTCCTGCCAGCGTTTCCGCCGTTTGCGCTTTGGCCTGCTCTGTGCGCGCTTTTGCAAGCTCAGCGTCAGCAGCGGCCTTGAGCGCCTTGGCTTGGCTTTCGGTTGCCAATGCTGCGGCCAGTGCGGCCTGACCGTCTGGAGCCGGGGCTTGCGCCTGCTCCATCTCGGCCCTCTCTTCTTTGTTCGGTTCCTCAACACCCATAGACACAAGCTTCTTGCGGGCATAGTCGCGGATGGTCTGCATTCCTTCGCCATCCGTATTGCGCAGCGCGGTCATGGACAGCACTTGCAGCGTCTCGGGGTCGGTAATGACGCCCATTAGCGCCGTGATTGTGCGCTGCGTTGCGCGCCGGCGGGCCGCAGATGCCGGGCCCACGTCAACGATCACTTCCATTTCTTGGTCCGCGAAGTCCATTTCGTGCCGAATTTCGCCCGTCTTTTCGTCAAGCATTGGCCTGCGCACCTCGGCAGAGCCGCGCTTGCCTTCCTCGGTCATGGTTTTGATCATGCGGCCATCCTCGTGGTAGAGGTCCGCCGCCATAGACAGCCAAACCTCCGCCGCGCGACGCTCAGCCTTTGCAAGCGCGTCGAGGTAGCCGCTGGTCTGCACGTCGATGCGGGCCTGAACCATCTCCATTGCCACGCCCGATTGATTGGGCTGCAAGGTTTCCGCATTCATCGGATTGCCGAGAAGGTCTTGCAGGTGAGCATCAGACAGCCCCAGCAGCGTTGCGGTTGCCTCGGGGATGTTTGGCGGCTCAAGATAGGCCGAGGGGCCAAACGCAACCGGGTTGCCGTCATTGTCTAAGATCGGGTCGGCCAAGCGGTAGCGATATTTTGCGCTGCTGTCCCACATGTTTTGATATTTGGCAATCTGCTCAGCCGCGAAGATCGGCACCCGCACAGGGCTTTCCGCCGAGGTTTCATAGACCGACGAAGCTTGAACGTTCAGAATGATCTGCGTGTCCATAGGCTTTTGCGCGTGGCCTTCGAAGTATTCCACCCCGTCAATGACCCGGCGGTGGGCATAGCCGACGATAACCGGGATATTGCGCCCGGCAATCACGCCGTCATCGCGCAGCACCTTGGAGCCGCAGAGCGTATACTTGCGCACCTCGTCCATTTCGACCGAATAGCTTTCGCCCTCGACCAAGCCCGTGGCCAGCAAATCGGCGGCCTCTTCCTCGGTCAGGTCAGACGCCAGATATTCGCTTTCGGTGCCGTCAAATGCCGTGAACACCCGCATGGTGTCCTTGCCTTTGGCCTTCACGAAGTATTCTGCCACGATCACCTGATCAGGCTGGAACCATTGATAAGTCGGTGCGTATTCAATCTCGACCGGGAAAGATGCCGCCTCCTCGCCCCATTCATCGACGAACGCCTCTTTCGTCGTCGGGGTCAGCAGGAAGGCCCATGCCGCGTCTGATTTGTCCTCCATCTTGGAGTTATCATCGAAATAAACCCGCAGGGCCGCGTCACTGATTGGCTCAGAGCAAACGCGCTGGTGGCCCTTGCGCTTGTCCTCGTAATCCGCCCGCAGGCGCCATGCGCCCATTCCGCCCGTCACCAACTCGTCAAAGGCGTTGTCCCGCGCCTGCCGACCGGCTGCGTCGTATGTGTCAGCCCGATATCGGCCCGCGCAGATATCCGAAAGCTCACTGTTTTCGCCGCCGTCCTTGGGCATAAACTCGGCGCTGATGCGGTTGTTCCGGTATTCGTTCAGGATGCGGGTAACGGCCAGCGCGGTCTTGTTGATCTCAAGCTTCATACGGCTTCCGAAGTCGCCATCTTCGTCCCATAGCCATTGACCGCCGGGAACGCTGGTGAACTTGCGGCACAATGCCGACCGCCTGCGCACCTCTGCGTTGTAGTTTGACGCCTGATCAAAGCGGCGCAGCGCCTGCTGGTGGATTTCGCCAAGCTTGCGCGAAGGGGTCTTGCGGGCCATTATAGTCTCCTACCTGCGCCCAGCGATGCCGCAGGCTGTGGAATGAAAGGGGGCGGCGTGATCTTCTTTGTCATGTGCGGGAAAAGGTCAGTTATCGCCCACACAAGCGCGTCCACCCGATCCGGCGAGCCGCTGCCTTGATAGCCTGCATTGGTCATTTGCACCATTTGCGCCTCTAACTCGATCAGCCTGCCAAGGTGCACCACCTTGCCTTGCTCATAAAAAGCAGACGCTGGCTCGGCACGAATGTGCTTGCCCCGCGATGCCCTCACTTCCCTGATCTTAACATTAGGATCGACAGTGCGCAACGTATGCGCAACCATGTCGCCGCCTTGGTTGATTTCGATCACAATCGCATCCGCGTCCCATTCCCGATACAGCGAGATTGCGCGCCGCGCCCATTCGTTTGGGCTGCCCGCCATAGAAGCGTCCTCAAGGATAACCCCCCGGTTGCCTTGGTCCAAGCCCGCGACGATGATGCCGTGCTCGTCGCTCGTTTCGGTGTTGCTGATTGCCGGGTCTATCGCAATCACTATCCGCTTCATTTCTGGCGCTGCCGTGATCCGGTATGCGTCAAGGCTTGCCTGCGTCCAAAGCGCGCCGGGCAGGTCGCCAAGGATTTCAGCGTGAAGCTCCTGCCGACCCAGCCGCGTGTTCTCGTATCGGTCCCTGATCTTTTGCAGGAAGGGCGCTGCGAGGTTTGAAGCGTTGTCATACGTGCTTCCCCGCGTAACATGCACCTTGCCTTCTTTGCCGCCCACAATATCCTTGATGATGTCGGTCGGCAGCGGCGTTGTCGTCACCAAGACGCGGGGCTTATCGCCAAGGCGAAGCGCAAATTGCAGCATGTCCCACGTTTCGCGGCCATAGCGGAATTTTGCCAATTCATCGACCCAAGCTGCGTCGAACTGGGGGCCTCGAAGCTGCCCCGGCTCCGTGCCGTTATAGCCCAGCGCTACGGCACCGTTCGGGAATACCATGCGTATAGGCTTGTAAGTCACCTTGGGGCGCTCAGCCGGGGGAAACACGCTCATGATCCCGCTTTCGCCGTTGACCATAACGTCCTCAAGGTCTTTCTGCGTCTCGGCCACGAGGGCAATGCGCCGTGATCCGTTTTTGATCTGGGTCCGCACCCATTCAGCGCCCGAGCGCGTCTTGCCAAAGCCTCGGCCCGCGATGATAGCCCACACGTCCCAATCGCCGGGCGGCTCAATTTGCTCAGGCCGAGCGTTAAACCCGGCCCAGTCATAAAGAAGCTCCTCGATCTGCTCAGGCTTGAACCCCGCGATTAGGGCGTCGCGCTCATCCTTCGGAAGGCTCGCTAGACGTTCTGCGGGCGATTGCATCCAGTTTCCCTATGAGAATAAGCGCGGCTGTATCGGTCGAAGTGATCGTCTCGCCGTTGCTGGTGTGGTCAACCTTGGCCTTGGCCGGGGCCTCTAGGCCGAAAAGTTTTACTTTGCCATTGATCGCGGAAACCATTGCAGACGGGTTGCCCAACGTTAACGCGGTTTTCCGGGCCTGCTCATACTCTTCGGCGGCTTGGTTTCTGGTGTAGATAGAGTGACGCTTAGCCTGTTCCCCTAGCTCTTTGATCATTAGGGCCACCATAGGGTGGTCTAATAACTGGCTCGCCTCGACATAAATCCAGCCGTCCTTACTATCGGGCGCGACATCATACGCTTGTCGATAAGCCTCAGCCGCGTTTCCTGTTGCGAAAAAAGCAAGAGCAAAGGCTTCTTGCTTTTGGGTCAACCGTTGTTTGGCTTTTGCCATTGGCAACCCTAGCCCTTACACTGCGTCGATGATTGAAATCGCTTGGCCTTCGGTCATGGCAATGAAGGTTGGCACGTTTGCCGGGCAGTAGATGCCGTTGATCAGCGTGACGCCTGTGCCTGAACGCGCATATACGTGCGTGGCGCATAGCACCTGCGCGGCCTGGCCCACACGTGCAACGATGGCACCGTTTGCGGCTGCGCCTGATGTGGTGACAGCCTCAGACCGTGCGTCGATGCCGTTGAAGATATCACGGGTAACGACCGTGCCGATTGTAACGTATGCTGTAGCCATTTTGGAAACCTCGCTGTTTGGGTCAATCTATCATGGTGGTGTTGCGTTGTCTATCCAAGGGCCAGCGGCGAGAGGTACTGGCGTTAAACCGCGCCCTTGGTGCTATGGTTTGGGGGTATTTATCGAATGCCAGCCCCCTGCACTCATAGCTTACAGCCCATTGTGACGCTATGGGTCAAGCGATCTGTTGCCGCATCTTGGCGGGTTTGATGTTAGGGCGCAAGCCTAGCGATCAAGCCCCCATCGTATCAAAAGCGGATTTATTTTTTCCGCCACATCCAACCATGCCGCTTGCTGCAAAAGCCAATCCTTTGCCTTTACCCAATCTTGGGAAAATTGCTCGTACGGCGCGACCCGCAGCATCCAGAGATATGCATCGAGGCGGTCAAGGAATTTCAGGTGGTCGCCCGATCCTACAGGCCAACCGTTTTGCGTTGCTACCTTAGCCTCTGCATCGCATAGGGCCGTATATAGGTCGGGATTGTCGCGCTTGACTGGGCCGGGCACATCGCCCGTCACGCTCTCGGGCAGGTCGTGATAGAGGCAGGCGACCATCAGGCCGGTATCGTCGGGCCAGAGCTGGTGCGCAAGGATTGCCATGCGCGCGCTGTGCGCCCCTACGGGGTCATTAGATGATTGCAGGGCGTATGAGGTGCAGGCATGCCAGCGCCGCGTGTGAGAGGCGTTCCATGCGGTGGAAAGCGCGCTCATTCTGCGCACCGCCGCGCGCGCTCGATCTTGCCTGCATCGGTGAGCCGGTACGTATACACCGACCCGATCCGCGCGCCTCGCTCAAGCTGGCCGCTTTTGATCATGTTGGAGACCGCGTTATAGCCTGCGGTTTGTGAAACGCCTGCGGCCTCAATCAAGGTGTGGTCGATGGCCGCGAACGTCTCCGACGCGATAGACAACACCACTGTGCGCGCGTCAACCGGGGCCACGTACATCAGCGGGGAAGGCCCATCGACAAGCC